GTTGGCAGTGGGTCGCCTTCCCAAAGCACAATCGAGTGGATACACCAGCAAGAACGTAGATCTGGAAGTTTTCCGTCACATTCTATGGCGGATGTCGAATGGCGAATCTCTGACGCGCATTTGCAAAGAGGAAGATCAGCCGGACTATGGTGTGTTCATAAACTGGGCGCAGAGCTCCGAAGATCTCTATCAAGAGTACGCGCGAGCTCGGCAGATTCAGTCAGATTACTTCGCTGATCAAACCATCGAGATCGCCGACACCGAGACCGACAACCATCGTGCGCGCAACCGCATGGACGCTCGGCGTTGGCATGCGTCCAAGATCGCACCGCGCAAGTACGGTGATAGGGTCGTTCAGGAGCACACCGGCCATGGCGGCGGACCGATCGCGATCGCCTCGCTCAACCTCAAAGGTCTGAACGACGATGAGCTATTGGCCATGCAGAAGATGCTGACCAAGGCAGTTGACGCCGAATGAATGCGCCCCTGAGCCCAGCGGTCATGCTCGACATGATCAAACGGGAGCGCGAAAGGCGATTGGCCTCGGCGTCATTGTACGAGTTCGTCAAACAATCTTGGCATGTGGTCGAGCCGGGAATTAACTTCATACCGTCTTGGCACATCGAGGAAATCTGCGAGCATCTTGAGGCAGTGACAGCGGGCGACATCCGCAGGCTGCTAATCAACATCCCACCTCGCCATTCCAAATCGACCATTGTGAGCGTGATGTGGCCGATGTGGGAATGGCTGGCCAACCCTCAGCACAAGTATCTTTGTGCCTCTTATTCCTCGAACCTCTCGATCCGAGACAATCTCAAAGCTCGTCGATTGGTCCAGTCGCCTTGGTATCAGGAGCGTTGGGGGCATCTGTTCGCCTTGGCAGGCGACCAGAACGCAAAGCAGCGGTTCGAGAATGACAAGACAGGCTACCGTATCGCAACCTCTGTGGGTGGTACGGCGACGGGCGAAGGCGGCTCGCGCCTGATCCTCGACGACCCGCATTCGGCGCAAGAGGCACAGTCTGACGTAATGCGCGAGTCGGCCATTGAATGGTTCAACATGGTCTGGTCGACCCGTCTCAACGACCCCAAGAAGGATGCAATGGTCACCGTCATGCAGAGGTTGCATGAACGAGACGTCAGCGGTCTGATCCTGAACGAGATCGGGGGATGGGAGCACATCTGCATTCCGGCAGAGTGGGATGGCGTCAAGCGCAAGACTGTCCTCGGCCCGTACGATCCTCGAGAGACCAAGGGCGAGCTGATCTGCCCAGACCGTTTCGGCGAGCAAGAGATCGCCAGCCTGAAGCAATCGCTCGGAGCCTATGGCACAGCCGGGCAGCTGCAGCAAGATCCCACGCCAGCCGAAGGCGGCATCCTCAAGACCAAGTTCTTCAACCTTTGGCCATCGGAGAAGGGTCTCCCTCCGTTTGAGTACATTCTGCAGTCGTACGATTGCGCATTCACCGAGAAGACAACGGGCGACCCGACAGCTTGCACAGTCTGGGCAATCTTCACCCATGATGGTGAGCGCAACGCAATGCTAATTGACGCATGGGACGAGCATCTGTCCTATCCCGAGCTGCGCAAACGGGCGATCAACGACTGGCAGACCGAATATGGCGGAATGACCAAGCAATCCCCGCACAACCGCGCGCGGCGCCCTGACCGCATCTTGGTCGAGGCCAAAGCCTCTGGTCAATCGCTTATTCAAGATCTGCGTCTGGCCAAAGTGCCAGTGGTCGCCTACAATCCCGGAGCCGCTGACAAAATATCGCGCGCTCATCAAGCTGCTCCCACTCTGGAATTGGGGTTGCTTTGGATCCCAGAGTCAGGCAAGAATAGAGGGCTGCCAGTAAGTTGGGCCGATGCTTTCATGAAGCAATTGACCAAGTTCCCGGTCGCAGATCACGACGACTATGTTGACACATTCACACAGGCGGTGATCTATCTGAAGAACGACGGTTGGTTTGAGCTTCCGAAGGCGAGGGACATCGATGAGCCCAAGCAACCAAAGCGAGAGCGGATCAACCCCTATGCGGCGTGAGACCAATCATGGAGCTGATGCTTTGGAACACGGTTCTTTCTTTGGTGGTTGGTCTGCTTGGGTTCTTCTTGCGAGAGAAGACAAATGAGCTTCATCGCCTCGGCATCCTCCTCAATCGCACCAGAGAAGAGATCGCCAAGGAATATGTGACCAAAGTCGATGTCCACAACGACATCAATCGCGTGCTGGATCGGTTGGATCGACTAGACAACAAGCTCGACGCTTTCATCAAGGAGCATCGCAATGCCTAAGAAAGCAAAGCCAGCACCGAAACCGATCTGGGACAAGAAGCGTCCGGCATCTCTGGGCAAACCCTCCAAGCTCTCTGACTCCGCAAAGGCCAGTGCCAAAGCTGCGGCCAAAGCTGCGGGTCGCCCCTATCCGAACCTCGTCGACAACATGCGCGCAGCCCGGAGCAAATGATGGTCCAGCGAGTCGACAAAAGCGCAATGGCCTGCAACAAGCCAAAGCGCACCCCGAGCCACCCGACCAAGTCGCACATCGTCAAAGCCTGCACCAATGGCTCTGAGAAGATCATCCGGTTCGGCGAGCAAGGAGCCAAGACTGCTGGCAAGCCCAAGTCCGGCGAGTCCGACCGCATGAAGACCAAGCGCGCCTCGTTCAAGGCTCGTCATTCAAAGAACATTGCCAAAGGTCCGTCGTCCGCAGCATACTGGGCTGACAAAGTGAAGTGGTAAGCCATGGCCGATGACAAATCCTCCCTGACCGATCGTCTGCTCGCCTACGCCGAAAAGGCGACCAAGTCTGTCTCCGACGCTTGGGACAAGACGATGGGGATGCCGGAGGAGATCGCCAAGCAGACTTACGACTACGTCATCTCGAAAGGCGGCAGCGAGGAAGATGCACAGCGCATCGCAGATCGTCTAGCTGCCAAGGCTGGCCGCACCACTGGGCTGATCGATCTGCTGGTCCCGCAATCGCCCGCAGACGTTGCGCTGATGGCTGCGGGTCCGCTCGGTCCGGCGACGAAGATGGGCAAGGCTGCGTTGGGCACTGGCGCTGCGCTCACCGTCATGGATCCGACGGAGGCGGAAGCTAGTCCTCTGACCAAGATTCAAAATGTTTTCTATCGTGGCATCCCGAGATTGCGCAAGCAGCTTGACGACCAAGTCTCCGGGCTGCACGTGAAAGAGCGAAACGAAGGGGATGTTTTTATTGCACCCAACAACACAAAAGATTATGCATGGGCTTCAAACAATCCTGATGTTGCGAACACATACACTCAGTTCGGTGGCACAGTTATACCTTTGAAGACAGTAAAAGACCCAGATGTCGTCCTAGATGCAGAAGGACAATACTGGAACGATTTCTTTTACAAAGACAAAGTCCGCAACAGGGGATATCGGAACCCTGCCTATTTCTCTGCTTTAGAGGATCCTGATGTAAAATCCATTTTGATAAAGAACATCATCGATCCTGGAGCATTGATGACAGACCCTTTGGTAAAGTCACTGGCAAGAGCAAGACAGGGCAAGCCAAGAAATTCAAATGTCGATGATTTGTTTGTTGCCGACAACCTCCTGATCAAAGATCCGGAGGTGGTGCGCTATCTGTACACAGGCGAGACGCCGAAGTTCGCCGAAGGCGGCGAAGTGCAAGGTTACGCAAAAGGCGGCGGTCCTGTGACCGACGAGCAGATCCGTGGCTTGTACCGCAACTACTTCGAACGCGACCCCGAGAGCCAAGCAGCCATCGACTATTGGCGCGACACTGCCAATCAAGGCGGTCTGACTCTCAGCGACATTGGCCAGCAGTTCGCGACAAGCGAAGAAGGCCAGCAGAAGTACGCAATGCTCGACAAGCTGCTGGGCAATCGCGCGCAACCGGAAGATCAGAATGTGACGGTGGTCGAGCAGACCAACGCTCCTGATCGCTGGCAGACGTATTGGGGCTACAAGCCAACCCAGCAAGACTACACGATGATGCTGCGCGCAGGCTTGGGCGAGTACGGCACACCCCAGAGCTACGATCAGTACCGC